TGAATACCTGACGGCCACTACCATCTTTCTTATTGAACATATGTTTGTCTAATATAGTGAACTTGCCATTACTATTACGACCAAATATTAATGCAGGATATCCATCCCACTTAATTGTAACCTTTTCTGGTTTAGCTACGGTATCAGCCATTGCTTGAACAGCTTGGTTGGCACCTTGTACACCACGCAAGAATATTAAATCTTCAGGGTGGTCTAAGTGTCCCTTATCCTCTGTGATTACAGTGTTAAGACTAGTAATCTTATTGTAAAGTTCTCGTAATTGTTCAATCATTAAGTATTTATAATATTTTTGCTTTTATGGTGTCATAATATGGGAAGTCGCTCAATTTTTTAAATGAGGCTTTAACTATAGTACCCAATTCCCATACTCCCCACCATCTGGGGTTTTCATAATCATAACCAAAATCTTCTGCATTATTATCTATACACCATTTTTTATAATCTTCAAAATTAAGAACCATATCAGATTTAAAGTTTAAAAATATACTAGGGTGTATATTCCTTTGTGGCTGAACCATTTTTCTTTGCAGTGTTTCAACATCATTTTGTTGGAAGATATGCCCCATATTCTTTCCGGTTTCACAATAATCCAGATACAATCTGTCTCTCTTATAACCAAACGTAGCTTCTTGTAGCATTCTATATTTTAATGGTGCAATTTTTAAATCTGGATCTCCTACCGGAGCACCAAATGATGCTGTAAGCCATTCACCACCGTGCAACGTACCTTCAAGCTTATGTATTAATTTGTTAAGTTGTGCAAAATCATCTACTACTTCGTCTAATGTTTCACATTTTTCTAAGTCAGGATCATTTACTCGTTGACGTTGTCCTAATCTTTCGACACATTCGTGTAAATCAAATAATTTTTTTAAAGTTATGTCACTCGTAATATCTACATCAATTTTTATATCATATGTAGAATTGTTTATCTTATCCACATATACTTTTAATTCTAAAAAACTATTTACAATATCTAATTTATCACGACTTATGCTAGTATTATTATGTGTGGATGTGCCATGGCCCTGTTTTATTAAATCTACAAATACAGATGTTGTTTCATTATCGTTTAACTCCACCACTACCCATCCGGTAGATTTACCCTCTTTAGAGAATGTAATAATCATTTTTGAAGCCACAATATTCCTATATTTTTTACAAAGTATTTATATAGTGAATACGTGACTAATAATATTATTCCGTTGACATAACGCAACGTTTTATATTATTTTCCGGCTGCCTGTGCTTGTTGCAGTCGTTGTTGAAGTTTAGCCTCTTCTTCTGGAAGAAAACCTATTCGTTTAGAAGGTGATACTTGTTTTTTGTTACTAGGCGGTGTTTTAGATAACTGTGTTTGTAGGTTTTTCAATACAGATTGCTTTTGTCTAGTAGATAAACCTTGCATCAACTTAGTGATTTGTGTGGCTGTCATCTTAGCTTGTTGCGTTGAGGCTTGAGCCGCTTGCGGTGTAGTATTTGATGTTGCCGCGGCTGATGCAGATGATGGGTTTGCTCCGGTTTGGGCAGGAGTAGTTGTTGCTTGTTGCTGATCTTGTCCACCTTCTGCGTGTGATACTGACCATGCTACATCAGCTAACTTAGGTATTGTTGACTTACCTTTATCTTTGGAATAAGTTTGTTCCAATTCTTTAGCTAATGTTGCCACTTGAGTTGTTACTGTAGGATCACTGATATTAACACCCTTCATAAACTGTTTAAAGAAATTAGTAATATATTGACTGATGGTTTGTTTGCTTTGTTGTTGATTAGCTTGACCAACTACTTTACCACCGGGCGAAAGTGCTTGTCCCATTGTAGCTTCAGCTAAAATACTTTCAAAGATGTAGTTTAACTTATCAAATCGTGACCCTTCAGCAACTTTACCCAAGTCTTGTGCCATCTGCCCAAATGCTTGATCACCTGGAGTTGTTTTCTTCTGCTTAGGCAGCTTAATTGTATTGTCAGGCTTATCTTGTTTAAACTGGTCATCTATCTCTGCTTGCATCGCTGCCGCAAGTTTAGGATTCTTTTCCTTCATTGCATCAATTTTTGCCTGCATTTTTGATTGTATTTCTGCAGGATCAGCAGTTGATATTTTTACATTGCCGGGTGCATTAGATGTTTGTGTAATGTTATTCGTAACGTTAGAAGGATTTTGCCTTACACCTTGTCGGACCAACTCAGCATTCTGTGCATCTCGTTCAGCGGCAGCGGCTTGTGATGCGATGCGGTTTGCTTCAACTTTTTCTAGACGGGCTGCCTCTTGTTTGTCCAACTCTTTTTGCCATTCAGGGGTAGGTTCCCCGGTAACTCCATCATACTTAGCACCCTTACCTGTTGCAGGATCATATGGTGCCTTAGGTGCGACTGGTGCCTTTGTTGTAGGTTCAGCCATCTGCTGTTGTGCAGTTTGAGTTGCGGTTGTTTGCTGTTGTTGTCTTACATTGTCAGCACTCTTAGCAAACTGGTCTGCAGGTAATTTACTTACGGGGGACATTTGATCCTGTGCATTTTGTGTAGCAACACCTTGCTGTTGTTGTCTTGTATTAGCGGCTGTTTTTGCAAACTGGTCTGCCGGTAACTTACTCATAGGATTCATTTGACCCTGTGCTGTTGTAGCTGCCTGACCTTGTTTCTGTTGTCTTACATTGCCCGCTTGAACTGCGGCTTGATTAGCAGGTAACTTACTGAATGGTCCATTGTTGGCCATTTGTTGTTGTGCAGTTTGTGTTGCACCTGTTTGTTTTTGTTGTCTAATGTTACCGGCTTGAACTGCGGCTTGATTAGCAGGTAACTTACTGAATGGTCCATTGTTGGCCATTTGTTGTTGTGCTACACCTGTTGCGGCAGCTTGTTTTTCTTGTCTAATTTGTTCTGGTGATTTCTTGGCAGTTAACTGATTAGACATTTGACCAAACGCATTTGCACCTGCTGTATTGGCTGTACCACGTTTCTGTGCAGGAGTAGGAGAAACATTTTTTCCTGCGTTAGGATTAACCTGTGTTGTTGGATTAGTTACTGGATTAGTTACTGGATTCTTTGCTGGATTGTTTCCAAAGTTAGTACCAATATTTGCACCTGATGTTTTACCTGCGGCATTAGGATCAACTAACCCACCATCAATCGCACTCTGTAATCCGCTAGCGGCACGACTATTGAATTTTTTTATAAAATCATCTTTAGCCATTTGGTCTGTAGAACTTAATACATTCTTGCCACCCAAAGAGCCTAAGCCTGATCTTACAGCGGCAGATCCATAATCTCCTAAAAATGAACTTAAATCTAGTTCATTTAGTTTTGCTTTTTTAAATTCATTCAGCTTCACGGTTTTTCCTTAATGACTTGGAAAACTTTGCTTGATCCTTGCTCTTTATAGCTCCTAACAATTTACGCTCTAAAATAGCGGCTTGTTCAGGACTATAGTTACGATTAATCATCTCTATTAGATTGATAGCACTTGTGATAATATTATGGCCACGACTCTCAATAATGTGAGTCGTGTCCCTATTATTACCAATAGCTTCTAATTCCTCTAGTAGACTGCGAGTTTGTTTTTGCATATTAGTTTCCTAATAGTATTTATCTACGTTTAGGATTTATTTCTTAAACCATTCAACATTGATTTGAGCTTAGAACCCTGTACATCCGCTATAATACGCTTGTTTTCCGGCTCTAGTATCTCCCCTGTAGCTTGGTCTATGATAGGCGAGGTTGATGCTAGTGTACTTTGAGGCTTTAATTGACTCATAATATCATTAGCACTAGGCTTAGGAGTATAACTATTCTGATTATCAGGGTCACTATCACTAATACGCATAGTTTCGATATCATAGTCTAAGTCAATCTTTTGACCTACACCTGTCGAACTACGACTTTTCATACATTGAATCTGATACTTACCACGCTCACGCATACTGCGACTTGTAAAGATACCAAACACGTTATCTGCTGTATTAATCTTACTAATACCACCTGCAATGTGACTGTGGTCAAACTCAATCTCATCAACTGCACTACGATTCAACTGACTTGCAGTCACCATTAATATGCCCATCTCTTTTGCTAAGTTGCGTAGTTCTTCTGCTACATACTTGTCTTTAATAAACTGATCGTTTGGATTAACTTTAACACTGACTGGCATAACCAAATCTAAGTAGTCAACCATTACAAAGTCAATCTTAATACCTGTTTGAATTTGTACTTCTTTCAAGTAAGCACGAATGTCATTCACATTACTTTGTGCGGGTAATCCTTTAACACGATATTGTCCTGACTTTTTACCAATCATCTTTACTTTAAGACTTGTAGTATCAATATCTTTGCGAATCGCTTTTGTACCCATCATAGTCAACATAGCATCTGTTCTTAATGATGTTAGTTCTTCACTAAGTTCTAATGTAATGTACACTCCGCTCATTCCTTGTTGTAACCAGTTCAATGCAATATTCATCATCACAAGACTTTTACCTGATCCTGAACCACCTGCAAAGATATTCAATTCACCTCGACTGAAACCACCATATAATATACGATCCATTTGTGGCCAACCAGTTGATACTTGTCCACCATTGTTAAAGTATTTGTTGATACGTGCCGCAGGATCATAGAAGTAATCAGTACCCATATCTTTTTGTAAACTGATTTGTACTGCATCTTTGATTAGTTTCTCAACTGGATCAAAGTCACCCTTTTCAAGTAAGTCTGCGGCTTTAAGAATAGCACGTTCTAGTTCTTGTCTTTTCGTAAACCCTTCAAACTCATCCAAGAACCAATCAAATTGATTGGGACTGAAGTTAGGTATGATATCAATGTCTTGCCCAGTAATAGCTTTAATCTGTGTTGGGTCGGGTAATATACTATATTTTGATGTGTGTTCTTTATATAAGTTTGCAACTGGTCTTAACGACCTGTCAAAGTT